TATTAACAAATATATAACTGATGAACCAGGTACTTATAAATTTGTAGTTAACCAAGCAATTACTCTTAACCAACCAGCAGTTGGAGATGTACTACCAAATCAACCTGTAATTAATCAATTAACAGATACTCCAATCGATCCCAAATGGCCTGCTACTTGGGCTTCTGGATGGCCTACAACATTCGTAGACACTACCACTGTTTATAACTACTCAGCTACATATATTATAGATGTACCAGATAGAAGACCAGGTGGTTATGTGTGGGAATTCTTATTTATATCAGATCAAGTTGGTATACCAGAATCTACTATCCAACAATTAGCTGGAGGTGAACTTAAAATATACAAACTAGTATAATGACAGTAGACGAAATGGTAGGACGCCTAGATCAATTCGGTCAACGTGCCACAGACCTCACAGACATCTTAACACAAATAGGTACTGAGATAACTGCTGAGATTAGATCGAGAGCACCACAAGACACCGGTGCACTTAAGTCTAGTATAGCATTTAGTGTAACTACTAACTCTCTTGCACTAGAGATGTTAAACTACGGTGTGTTTCAAAACTACGGTGTAGATGGAACTAAAGAATCACCGGCTAAAGGCGTAGAAGGAGGGGTATTCGGTCTACCAGCAGGTACAAGATTTAAATTCAAATCCCAAACAATAGGCGGTTCGCTGCCATTCCCAGTAAGAAGATCGATCGCAGAGAGAGGTCTTAAACCCAAATCATTTTTTAGTATAGCCGGAATCAAAGATGAGGTAATACTAAGACTAGAAGAAGAACTAACTCAAGCATTTTAAATTATGGCAACTACACTATTACAAGCACCACAACTACCATTCGATCAAGCGTATGGTCCTAATCCCGTAACCTTAACAGGTATACCATTTGATCCTATCACAGGAGCTCTAACTGCTGACAAGTATGTTTTACAAATATTGCGCAATGGGCAATTGATAGCAGACCTTAGACAAACTCCAAATGCAGTAGGTAATGCTATCTTTGATATTCAGAATACTTTACAGAACTTTGTAGCACCTTCACCTAATAATGTTGAAGAGGTTGGTTATATTGGACCGGATCTAATGAACTCAGCAAATGAATCTACACCATATAATTTCAAAACGGGTTATGAATCAGATGGCATAGTTACAATTGATAATGAACCAGCTCAGCTCTATTTAGATTTTGGCGGTTCGAAAAAGTACTTCGAAGTTCCCTATATAGCAACGCCTACATTTATACCTACATTAACCTCTTTTGTAGGTACATGTACAAACATCTTAAAACAAGGACAACCGTTTACTGCAATGAAATCATATCGTTTAGGTGCTGATATTACTGATGGTAAACCTGCATGGTTAACAAATACAATGAGAGTCTATGATCACTATGTGACTATAGATGATATGACTACTATAAGTTATTATAACTCTGTAACTGGAACTGGACCTGCACTCGCTAAATCTATAGATGCATTTGTATTCTGGCAATATGACACTAATACACTACTTGGTGTTAATCAGTTATACAATACTATTGGAAATGGAGGAGGACCTAACGTAACAGTTGGACAAGGCCTAATACCTGTTTATCCTACTAGAGCAATCACTTGTGGAACTGGACCTAGAAACTTTCAAGACTATGATCCACAAGCAACTCACTATTATGTAGCAACTGCACCTTATACTGGTGGTACATGTACTAGCACGATCACAGGTTTAGCAGATGGTTCAATGCACTATGTACATCGTTTTAATATTATAGAAGAAGCATGTAATGATTTCCCTGAGTATCAATTCTCATGGTTAAATGAATATGGCTTCAGAGACTACTACTCATTTAGAAAACGTAAAGACAGAGGAGTTAAAATCAATAGAAATGAATACTTAAGAGAAGCCGCTAATTATAATGCTAACTCTTATGATGTTAATATATATGATAGAGGAACTACAGTTTTTTCACAAACATTACCTGAAGATTTTTCAGCATTTACAGGATTTATATCTGATGCAGATGCTTTATACTTAGAAGGCTTATTTATTAGTGCTGATGTTAAAGTTCGTTTTAATGATGCTCCTGGAGCTGAGCAATACCAATGGGTGCCGGTAAGTTTATTAAGTACTGCATATGAAGAAAAGACTATAAGAAAGAATAAACTATTCCAATACGATATTAAATTTAAATTAGCACATAACATAAAAAGTCAACGAGGTTAAAACAAATCAAATATTGTTTATATAATACATATGATAAAAGTTTATAAAATAGTTAATAATTCTGACGAAGTAGAACATGTTGGACAAACACAAGATTTAATAGAAAGATTTAGAAAACATACGAAACAAAAACCAGGTTTGTTTCCTAATGGTCAAGGTAAATTCTATAAACGTACTGATGTTAGAATTGAAGTTATATCTGAATGGCATACAAGACGTGAAGCTAAAATAGCTGAAAAACATTGGCAATTACATTATAATGTTGAAGATGGATGTGGCTACGCAAATCATAAATTATCTAAAGAACAAGTAGAGTATATTAGATCATCTAATAAAACACAAAGACAACTTGCTAAAGAACTAGGAGTTGGTAATCCTACTATTTGGAAAGTTAGAAATTATAAAACATATCAAATAACATGATTCAATTAAAATGCTATAGCGGGCCGAAATCTGCTACAATTAAACCGGTACAGTATTGGATTGATCTATATGAGACCGAGCCAATAAAGCTTACACTTTCAATAGAAGATATAACTAATACAGATGCTACAAGTACATACTCAAAAGCATTTAAAGTTCCAGGTACTAGAAAGAACGCAAAGTTCTTTAAGAATAGTTTCGATGTAGACGGTACTCTTTTTGATGTAACTATTAAAAAACCTGCAGAGATCCTAGTTGATGGAGCAGAGTTTAAGCAGGGTCATGTTAGATTACAGAAAGTTTTCTTAAATACTCAACAAGATCGATATGACTATGAGCTCTTATTCTTTGGCGAGACCAGAGATTTCTCCAGTATTATTGGAGATAAAGGACTTTGTCAATTACAAATACCAGACCTAGTAGGTGGTGCATCCGGTGGTTTAACTCCTGCTGATATAGTTACAAGTTGGAATGCTTGGGATGGAACTAATGGTACCTTAACATCAGGTCTTCATGATGGTAATATCTTATACCCTCTTATTGATCATGGAAATACTTATAACGCTGCTGGAAATGTAGAGCAACCTCGTATCGCATTAGAGGGCTCGCAAGATAGATTTAATCAAGCAGGAGACGCAATATCACTTGATAGATTTAAACCAATGATCAGAGCTAAGAGAGTATGGGATCAGATCTTTGAAGATGCTGGCTATACATATGATTCTCTATTTATTGATAGTGATCTATTCCACCAGATATACGTAAGTGCCTTTGGTAATACTGCTACGGTTGGATGGGATATAGCCGCTTCTAGTACTACGAGTGATAATATTGCACACGCTCAACAGAATAATAGTGATTGGGGATATCAAGAGTTAACACAAGCAGTCAATGACCCTGGAAATAATCTAAATACTATTATAATTGGTGGTACAGATGTAGCAACTGTTTATACTATACCAGCATCCGGAGCTTATAATATTGCTGGTCAATGTTACTATACGGGTTATAACGAGACTTCGAATGGCCAACAAGTTTCGAATCCTGCCATTATTTATTTATGGAATGTAACACAATCAGCAATACTTGCTCAATCTAGTTTAGGTTATAATCAAACTCTACAATTTAACGTTACTATAGATACTACAACTACTGCATTCTTTAATGTTGGAGATCAAATATGTTTAGTAGTAGGAGCTACTGGTGGAGGACCAGACTTTTCAACTGTTAATAACGTAGCACTAGATATTCTTACAGCTCCAGGTATATACAATCCTGTTAGTTCATTAGAGTGTACATATAAACAAATTGACTTTATTAAAGATATTCTTACAGCATTCCGTTTAGTACTTTCACCGGATCCTAATAAACCACAGAACTTTATTGTAGAACCTTGGCAACAATATATCAACAGCGGAGACTTACATGATTGGTCTAAGAAATTAGTAGAGAATAAAGATGTTACTATTGAACCAGTCTTCTTTAGTCAGTCTCAAGAGATAGATTTCTCATTCCAACGAGGAGGAGACTTCACAAATGTATATCATGAACTTGCTTATGCTCATCCATACGGTTGGTTACAGTTTAATGCAAATAACGACCTACTTAAAGGTAAGAGAGAAATCAAATTAAATGGGATAGCACCAACTCCAATTCTTAATATTGATGGATCGCTTCCAACAGATAATTTTGTTCTTCCACAGTTACACGTACATGATGCTGGAGATGTATCAGGAGTAGTAGAGCATTTACCTATTAAACCTAAAACTAGACTCTTATTCTATAATGGACTTAAACCAGTTGGAGGTA